TGGCGATGAATGCTTTGCCTGCGGCTTCGGTTGGTGCGTCGTCGTTGCTGATGACGATGACTTCTCGTACGATGCCGTTTTCTACTTTTGCGAAGTGTGCCATTGTGATACCTGCTTTCTATGCGAGCGTGAGACTGCCTGTTGAGTCCCAAGCGTAATAAGTGTATGAGCCATCGGTTCCTGTGGTCGGTGAACCTGTCGTGGTGATAGTAAATCCTGCGGCTGTTGCGTCAGCAGTCAACCAACGGACCACGACACGACCTGAACCACCAGCGCCGCCAGTACCCATAGTAACTCCGCTACCATTGCCGCCTGCGCCACCACCGCCGCCACCACGATTGGCTGTGGCAGCGGTTCCATTGCCTGCGGTATTGCCACCGTTTCCAGCGTTCGTACCACCACTACCACCAGTTCCACTGTTCCCAGCACCACCACCACCGCCACCACCAGAATACGAAATAGTTGAGCCTGTGTAGTTGTTTGTAGATGCCGCACCGCCAGCACCACCTGTTGCGGTTGAACTACCACTACCGTTGCCACCAGCACCGCCAGCACCGCCACCGCCACCGCCAGCAGACCAGTCAATCTGCCCAGGACCTGGGTCTAAGTAGGTTCCCGTGCCACCGTTGTTGCCTTCTCCAGAAACCCCCAAACCTGCTGCGCCACCAATGCTGGTAGCAGCGCCACCACCACCAGAGCCACCATTTACTCCTACACTGCCACCACCATTGCCGCCACCGTTAGCCGATTTGATGAATGACGAAGGACTGCCACTTCTTGCTTTGGCGTCTGAAACACTGCCACCACCCCCAACTTTCACAGTGTATGTGCCTTTTCCAATGATGTTTGTTCCAGTTACAAATCCACCAGCACCACCGCCGCTAGTACCAGAAGTTCCGCCACCGCCACCAACAACAAGATAATCAACACTTAGCACCTGCTGATTCGGCAAATACGAAGTCGTTTGCGATGACACATAACCGAGATACGAACGAGTCATAACTACACCTTGAACCTTACATACACGATGCCAGAACCACCGTTACCACCTGAGGCGTTTGTTCCAGCGCCTCCGCCACTACCACTATTTGCTGTTCCAGTGCCACCATCGGCAGATGCGCTTCCAGCACCGCCGCCACCAGTTCCACCTGCGCCACCAGTTCCGCCTGCGCCGCCGCCACCAGCACCTTTGTAGGTGGTTCCAGCAGACTGACCCAGCCACGAAGAAATGTCTTTACCTGTTCCACCAGCAGCGCCAACACCTGACCCAGCAGTTGTGCCAGCCCCTCCAGCACCGCCACCGCCGCCACCGCTATTAGAAGATGCTGTTGAGCCTCCACCAGCAAAACCAGTTGCAGCGGTAAAGGGCTGACCAGCAGCAGCGCCGCGACCACTGCCACCACCAGAACCACCCATCAGTCCTACGGCATTACCACCACCACCTCCACCACCAGCGGTAATAGAGCCAACGGATGTTCCGATTGAAACTCCCGCCCCGATACGCCCAGGAGACTCACTTTGACCTGCACCACCAGCACCAATAACAACACTTTGATTAGCGGAAACATAAATCGTAGTCTCTAAATACTGACCGCCTCCACCTCCGCCACCAGACATATTCACATTGTTGTTGTAGCCACCACCACCTCCGCCACCGACCAGCAAGACATCAAACAGCCCAGCAGAAGAAACAGTCAGCGTAGATGAACTAGTGAAAGTCAGCAGCGTGTAGTTCTGACCATCAACCGTGATACTTGACGACGAGCCGCCCGTTGCAACACCGTATGCACCCTGAATGGGAATGTTCTGCGTCGTCAGCGACGACACATACCCAAGTTGCCGACGAGCCGTAGCCATCAGTTACGCCGTAATCTGATTGACGAACCCGTGAATCGTAATCACATTCGCCGTCGCAGCAAACGCACGAACAACCAACGCAGTCGCATTCCCCTTGATAAGCAGACCAGGAGCCACCGTCACAAGGCCAGCCTCAGGCTGAACCGTCAACTCAATATGGTCATCAGGCGAAGCAGTGCCACCCCACTCAATCGTCAACTTCACCGCCGACGACGATGTGTTGACTGCGTACAGCCACACCTCATCCAAAGTCGTAGCAGTCGTGCTACCCGTGTGAACCGTTGTCCCCGCAGTCGCGGTCGCAGCCACCTTGATGGCTTTACCATCAGTCGAGCCGCTCAGAATCTTTTTCGTGAACGTAGCCATGTCTACTCCTAGTCCCTGACGCTACCTAGTTGAAAACCGTATTCGCCAGAATGTTTTGGTCATCATCCCACACCGGTGTCGTATTCACCGTAGCCCACGAAGCAGTAGTGCCATTGGTAGTCAAGTATTTGCCTGAATTACTGGTCTGTGAAGGAAGGGCATCAACAGTAGCCCACTTCACTCCAGCCGTTTGAGCCGAATCCGCCATCAACACCTGATTGTTCGACCCCACCGCAACACGCACAGCCGTGTCCGCCGCCGAGCCGACAATAAGGTCTCCCTTGGCATCAATCAAACTTTCGTCAATCGGAGTACCCAACGCACTCGTAAACGTGCCACTACCCACAACAAACTCTGCCACATCAGACAAAGAAATCTTCTTTGTTGTAGTAGCACTCGTATCAACGACAGGCAACACATCTGCAGCGGCAGCATCAACCGCAGTGAGGGCCGTGAGTTGAGAAACTTTCTTGTCAGCCATTACCAGCCTCCAGCAAAATAAACCCTCCATCTTCTAGGAGCAAATCACTACCATCCTCAGCCTCCAAGTTGTACACAACAAAGTCATGGTCGGACCAAAACTTATTCGACCTATCACCCCACGTCAACGGCACAGGCACACCCTCAGACGACTTCGCCAACTCCGTACCATAAAACTCGTACTGCAACGTGCCACGATACTGCAATCCGTTATCCACCCAATACTGATACAACATGTCCCCGAGCGTTGAAAGCGTCGGATACTTCAGTTTCAACTCCACATACATCTCGTCGTTCGTCATCACACCACCTTCAACACACGGGCGTCACGCTCACGCTTCGCCATCGCCGCAATCAACTCATCCAAATCCGAATCCGACAACTCAGCCACCCGCTTCTCAGAACGCACCTCAACCGTAGGCGGAGCCATACGATTCGTCGCCTGCAAATACAACTGAGCCGACTTCACATCCCCACCAATCGCCTTCTCATACAACGTATCCAACAACATCTGCGTACGCTCAGGCGAACCCTGCACATCATCCACCTGCTTCTGCCACGTCTGCTTGAACGCCGGACGCTTCTCCCAGCGACGCAACGTGGTGATGTCCACGCCCAACTCAACCGCCATCGCCTTCTTGGTCGCTGGAACCCGCTCCTGCGGAGCGGTGCACAACCAATCCACATACCGTTGTTGAGGTGCAGTAAGCGTTACGTCTTCCATCTACTTGTTGTTCCTGTTGCTACTTGTAGCATCCCTTTGACCACTTAGGGTGGCGGGTTGACCACAGATGTAGTGAACGGGGGGGATAATAGGGGGGGTCAGGAAAACTGGCTAGACGCACCATCCACCCGTAAGGGTGGTGGTGCTAAGACGTAGACAGAGCAAAAGCAAGCAGAAAGGGGAGTTATGCCCAATCAGAAGAAGGTGGCTAAGGTGATGCGGGAGTTCAAGAAAGGGACCTTGCACTCTGGGAAAAAAGGTCCTGTTGTGAAGTCCAAGAAGCAGGCTGTCGCGATTGCAATGAGCGAAGCCGGTATGGCAAAGAAAAAGAAGCGTCGTGGCTAAAGCATTCTGGAACACCCCCAACCCGAAAAAGAAGTCTGCTAAGTTGACGCCAGCCCAGAAGGCTGCCGCCAAGAAACGTGCAGCCAAGGCTGGACGCCCATATCCGAACCTCGTAGACAACGCTGCTGCTGCTAGGAGTCGCCGTGGCCGCTCGTGACCCTCGGCTAGCACGCGCTGGTGTGTCTGGCTACAACAAACCCAAACGGACACCGGGACACCCAACCAAGTCCCATATCGTCGTAGCCAAATCAGGCGGACAAGTCAAAACCATTCGCTTCGGACAGCAAGGTGTCAAAACCAATCAAACCGCTGGTCAACGTGAAGCATTCAAATCACGGCACCGCAAGAACATTGCCAAAGGACCCATGTCGGCTGCGTATTGGGCTGACCGCACAAAGTGGTCTCCCAGCAAAACCAAATCCCCTTCCAAAAAGTGGGTCAAAGGGTCCTAACCTGCTGTGACGCGGGTCACATAACCCTATCTTTCACAACGCTCCCGCCACAAACAGGCGCCATCCATTTGAACTGGGCGTGCGTAGGGGGCCGTATGCCCCACCCTAGGCGTCTGTCTGCGCACACACACACCGAAACACACCGAAACACACAACAACAGATAAACACCCAACCTAATACTGAAAGGCAACAGGGCGAAACAGAGCCGACGGCTCAACCTGTTGATTGGGTACAAGGCTATGGATACGCAAGTGTTGGTGTTGCGCGCGCATGGCGTGATGGAATGGGTTGCGTTGAGTGTTGTTGATGATGAGCCTGAGCGTTTCGTTCAGGTGAGTGAGATTGTGTTTCATGCGTTGTGGTGAGTGACGCTTGCTGTGTTGATAAGTGATTATCAACATAGCGGGGGCTGCTCAGCCCGTAATAACGAATAACAACATAAACAACAACACATAAAGGAAACAACAACATGAAGAAGAACAACAAGATGGTGCGAACGAACTTCGCACGACACGACGAGCGCATTCGCCAAGGCGAAGCGACGGCATTTGATGGCTGGCTTGATGCTGGCTTTGAGTGCGTGGACAAGTTCGGTGGCAACGCTTCGGCGTATGCTGCTTCGGCTGTGTCGCTTCGTTGGACGGGTAAGAACACGCTGTCGCAGACTGAGACGACGATTCGTCTCTATGTCGGTGCTGTGGTTCGTCTCGCCAAGAAGCACGGTGACCGCAAGTCGCTCGTCTCGGCGTATGACGCTGTGTATGAGTCACGTGAAATCAGTGCTCTGTTGTCGCTCGCTAAGAGTGGCAAGAAGGGCAAGCAGACAACGAAGTCAAGCAAGGCGGTTGCGCTCACGAAGCGTCAGGCTCGCAAGGCTTGGGACGAAAGCAGGTCGTTCGACGAGTTCTGGGAACTTATCAACGGCTAGTTGATAATCGGTTATCAACACGGCATCTCGTAGGTGCTGAGAGCACACAGGGTTTCCCCTGCCTTGTGTGCTCGATTGTTCCTACGGAACACGGCGTGTAGCCGAACTACACATACACAAGGAGATACACAACATGGATAGCAATAAGTCGTTGGGCATGATGCTCAACATGGTTATGGGTGACAGGGACATCGTTTCTCAGTTGCTTGACGCTGGTGCGTTGAGTGATTCTGAGATGCGTGACTTGTCTATGCGTATTAGCGACAGGTTGGGGCGGAATAATGTTCGTCCTGAGCGTCTGTTGGCTGGGTTGCGGAATGTGAGGGTTGCGTGATGAATGAGCAACTGTTCTGGTTCTCGCTTATCGTGGGTGTGACGTTGTTCTGCGTTGTGCTTGCGGTGCGTGAGGGGTTGCGTCAGGAGTTGCGTGAGCAGTTCTGGCG